TGATATAGACCGCGAAGATATGGAATCCTGCATTCCGGAGAGGTTCGATTACCGAAAAGCCCACGAAATCCTTTGCCGGCTCCATCAGCTTTTTGGCGAACGTCTCCTGGAACTGTTCCGGCTTGATCCCTATCCGGTCGGCATACCCCAGGTGGAGCTGCTTTGCGCCGTACAGGATATCGTTCATCACCTGGTAGGGCGTGAATTCCTCCATGGACGCTTCCGCGAGCTCCTTGAGCCCGGGCAGGATCACGGGCGCCACGGCGTTCAGGAGAAACTGATTCTGACTTGGTAGAAGCCCCAGGATGAGCTGCGCCCTCCCTGGGTCTACTTTCGGTTGAGGCATCATTCCGATCACGTTGGAGCTGTTCATCTTGTCCCCCTGAGCTCGTAGTTTATGGTGAAGCCCGACAACGACCAAGGCGTATCTCTTTGGTTCGAGTAGAACCGGAACCGGACCCACTTCCCTTCCTTCCGAAACGCGCTGAAATCGCATCGTTGAGAAACGCCGATCGTGAAAGCTACCGGATCCGACCACTTGATGTCCTCTCCCAAGCGGTTCCGGACACCTACCTGTACGAGTAATTCGCAAACTGTGGTCTGTTCCTTGAGGTCCGGAATCACTTCCGCGATCACTTTCATTCGATCCGGGTTATCGAAGCTCATGTCTCCGGACTCGATCCGGCCGTCGATCGCCTGGTAGATCGAAGCGAAATAATCGTTGTCTCCGTAATCAAGCCGCAGAATATCCCCGCTTGCGTTCCCGACGATCTCGAGGGGGATCCCCGTGAGGTCCTTTTCGCCGTGACAAGAAAAATTGATTCCCTGAATAGACCAAACCTTCAATTCCGCGTTGTAGATGTACGCGGTATCCGGGACCGTGTTGGATCCCGTCGCCACGCAGAACCATACCTCATCCGTTCCGGGCATTGAGAAAGCAAACGCGAGAGAGGTATACGCCGCGTTCAGGTTGTCGAAAATCTCATCCCGCATCGGTAGCCCGATCGGTTCGCTTTTTCCCTGGCCAGCCGCGCCCGTCCGGAAAACATCCTTCTTCCCGAGCCAATAAATATGATCCCCATGTTTGCAAACCGCCCGGGAGGCAAGGATCTCCGCTTCCGGGTCGATCGGGATGAATTGCTTCGTCGCCTGGGCGAAGTCGGAAACCCAAAGCCCCCGCTCCACGAAAAAGAACATCCTTTGCCCCGAAGCCACTTGCGCCTTGACGTTCTCGATTGCCGAAACGCCGGTATTGAAATTGACGATATCGAACCGGCCAGCTTTCGTTGTCTCGTCAATCGTCCAATTTTCAGGATTTCCGGGCTCTGTCCATCGAACCCGTCCGGTATAGGTGTACCCTCCCTCCTGCAGATTCGACGCGACGAGACGGTGTAAGCAGCTCGAAATCCTCTTGGCCCAGGTGGGGGCTCCCGTCAAGGCCGTCAGGACGCCAGCGTATGAAGCCCACTTCCAGATTGCGTCTTTCCCGTTCGATAGGATCGGAAGGCCGGCCACAAGCTCGAACTGCCAGAAGTCCGTTTCCCCCCCGGTCGGCGCCGGCGAGGGGGTGATCGTGGTGTACGAGGTAAAATCCGAGTTGTAGGCGTAGACCGCTTCATCGCAGCAAACGATCGTCCTCAATTCCCCATCGGTCCCGATGAAGGAGAAAGTCGCGCGGACGGGAAGGGCCCCAAAGCTCGTCGCAAGCCAGAACTTCCCGGGCGTCTTTGAAACGAATCCGGGTGTAAATCGCACGTTTCTTCCGTCCGACCACAAGACCATCGACCCGGGGAATTGCTTGTTGATGCCCTTGTCGAGCTCTCTCACGGGAACGGTTTTCACCGGCATTATGGGATCTCCTGGACAGACATACGGACGTTTTTCTCGTAGACATACCCCGCGGCCGTCGTGCCCCGGACTCCAAGGAGGTATGTTTCCCCATCGGATCCTGCCGCGACATGAACCCCCACCCTGGGGGTGATCGTCTCGATGAGGGCTACGATCGTCGCTGAAACGTCCGTCCCGTCCGATTCCTTCGTGACGAGGACCGCGCCAGAAGCGATCGCGTCTCCCCCCTCGAGGCGCCGCGAATAATTCACATCGAACAGGAGGCGATCGGCCGGCTGCTTGTTGAAACTGTCCGTTACGACCGTGGCGATCCGGAGAAGGAGGTCACGCTGATAGATGTTCCCCAGGTTCGACGTTATGACGCATTGGATCGTGTGCTCGTCTCCCTCCGTCCCGCCTTTCAGGACCACGGACACATCCGGAGAGTCGATCGCGGAGCTGTCGATAATGGAGGCCGAGCTGTCAACCCCTGTCGCTGAATTTATACAGGTCAGCGCCTCGTAAGAAACGATCTCCCCCTCAAGGAAGTCCGTCGAGAAATTAAATTGAACCGGAAATTTCTCGATCGGAGATTTAATTATATTCTCCATGGTCAGAACATCCTCGATCCGATTGCGGCCCAAGACTTAAAAGGCGCCCCGAGAGCAAGAAAGTCGGTTCCTCCGAATGGAAGCATCCAGATATCTCCCCCCGCTACCGTGGCGTAAACGTCTCCATTCCTCGTCGTTCCCATCCCCTGCCATAGCCGCACAACAGGCCATAGCGAAGTAAAAGTAGCCCCGCCGTTTATGCTCTTATAAATACCTGCGCCGCCGAAATTACTACAGGCATAAATCGTACCGTCAACCCCGGCCCCCAAACCTTGCCAGCCTATAAAATGATTCAGCCCGAGGGCCCCCCAAGATCCAGCCCCTCCGGTCCTTTTGTAAATATCTGCAACCCCGAAATTGGAGTGAGCCGCATATATGCTTCCATCTGGCGCCGCTGCCAGGTAAGTCCATTGTTTCCCGGAGGGCGCTCCTGTTCCGACGAAATTCCCGACCCCTCCCACGCGGACATAGATATCGTTCGCGGCCCCGCCCGTATAATGCGCGAGGTAGATATCTCCGTTCGATGCCGCACACATTCCCCAAAAATTGCCGCTTACTATTGCAGGGACAACCGGAGGCCCGCCGATATCTATAAAATCCCCCTGCCCTCCCGCACGGACATAGACTCGATCCCCCGCAGAGGCGTATACGTCTCCGTTTAATCCAATGCAAACCCCCGCCCATGATCTGAATGTTTGACTAAGAGGGCCGAAACTCCCTGTCCCGGAAAACCTTTGGAATATGTCATCCGAGCTTGCCGCCGCATAGATATCCCGCTTTTGTTCCGGTGGAGAAGGCGGGGGATCCGCAACAAGAACCACCCCCACCCCGCACGAAACAAATAGCTCTACCGTGTTGCTGAATTGGTAAATCAATCCCACATTGGCCCGGACGTAAAAAGTATATGTTTTCGACGGCTCGAGATCCGGTGTGGTAAAAGAAAAGGCGTTCGTGCTTCCGAGAAGAACCATGTCTTGTCCGGCCGGGACGCTCGATTTCCAGAATATCTCAAAGTTAGCGTTCTGCCCGTAGGTCCAGGTCAGAAGAATGGCCTTCTTCCCTGAAAGAGTCGCTGTCAGGACAGGATCATCCATTCCTGCCACTCCTGAAAAATCGGGTTATCGAACCTTCCTTCGAGAATCGGTACTTCGCTTTCGCGCTGTAATCCATGGCGATCCGATACAAGAAAGTCATTTCCCTGCCGATGTAAGAGTACACATCCCAAAGAAACGTGAATTCCTTCGTGACGTATACGAGAATATACCAAGAAGCCGTGAATTCCTTGAGCACCCGGAGGAAAACGCTGTACTTGAAGATAAATTCCTTCGACACTCCCTCGAAAAGATTCCATTTCGCGGTCTTTTCGACCGAGATGGAATACTCGTCTCGAAGGATATAGAAGCTCATGCTACGGCGCCGATCCCACCACGGCGGTAAACTTGCCCGTGTCGGACGCCACAGCCGCCCCTGCCGTTACCGTGCGCCGGAACCATATCCGTGCCACCCCCGAGGCGGCGATATCGCCCAGGGCGATCCCTGCGGCCAGGGAGAGGGGCGTCGAGAAGGATAGGCCGGCCGGCGCCGTGTCCTCGTCGGCTACGCTCTGCGTCCCGGTAGAATCGAAGGCGATCGCCACGGTCGTATCGGCCGAGCTCGTTTCCTGGGAGAGATAAATTATGGCCCCGTACGCCGTCTCCGCGGCGAGGTTCTTGAACGACAGGGCCCGGTACTTCACGCTTCCCGCGAGAGCTTCGGCCGGCGTGACGTTGGCGAACAGGTTTTGGAGGGTGTTGTCGGTGAAGGCGGTATTCGAGATCACTCCCCCGAGGGACGCGGCGGGGAGCGCGTTCCCGGCCCCTCCGGTCAGGTAGAATGCCAAATTCGCCGCGATGATCGTCATTTCGCCCCCCCTACTGATTGATGATGATGAACCGATCCCCTGCCGTTGGGATCTCCGTGAACCCGGAAGTTACGAGCATCAGCTTCGACGTTCCCCCGTACCCGGGTGTGGCGATCTTCTTGACCTGATTGATGAGCGCGCCGGCGATGAACTTCACGAAAGACCCCGAACAGTAATTGTCCGTGGTGGAGGGGAGATCGGTCTTGAAGCTGATGATCGAAGTGCGTGCGTCGGCCACTACAAGCCCCGTCTCCGGAACGTCGGCCGCGGCGTCCTTCGTGGACTCGTACCCGATGACAAGGCTCGTCGAATCGACCACGATCTCGATGCAAAAGACGCCGTTGAATGGCACGACGATCTCCGCGGCGAAATAGGAGGTCGCCGGATCCGAGTCGGCATACTCCGCGAGGAAAGCCTTGCAATCCGTTCCGATGACGCCCCAGGAGAGCGCGACGAAATCCCAAAACTGCCCCGTGGCGTTCCGGATCCTCGCGTAGAGTGCCGCATCCCCGAGCCCCGTGGTGTACCGGACGAAAGCAATCATGGCCGCTCCCTAATCGTGGAGATAGAAAATGAAATACACCGAGCTCCGCGCGGTGATGTTTCGCCCCGCGGTGTTGTTCATAACCTCGAATCGAAAGGTTTTGTTCGCCGCGTCTGCTTGTAAGTGCAGGGGAAGGGAAAGCCCCTGAAAATTTGATGCCCCCGTGGTGGTGACTCCGATCGTGTAGCCCGAAGCCACGTTGTCGGTGACGTTGAAGGCCCGGACGAAAATATCGTCGCCGCTGGTCCCGGAAATCGAGATCGTCATGTGCCCCATGTAGTCGCCTTTGTTGGCGAACACAAGATTGTCGTTCGTTACGGAAACCCCGTCTCCGTTGATGGCGACCCACAGATTGTCCGTGGCGTTATGGATCGGATACCAGGTCCCACTCGAGCCGATCGTGATGGTCGTAGATGAGAGCTGGAACCCCCCGAAGGAGTGCCAAGTCGTGAGCTGACGGACGGGCCCGGGCGCGATCCCGAGTCCGGGAGTCAGGGGAACGGCGAAGGCAACCGCCGCGATCGTGACGAGAATTGCAAGGAAACCAAATATCTTTTTCATTTCCGCTCCCCCATCAGAATCGAGTCTTTGTTTTTTCCATGATGAACGTCAGGGATGCCCGTCCACCGTATCGCCAGATTTCCTCCGTGTACGTTGGATATGAGAGAACCGCGGCCGTCAGGTAGGCCCTCTCGTATCGGCGCGCCGGGAGGTATGGGCCATATTTCTCCGGGTCCACGGTTTCATTCCACCCCCACCCGTGATTTACGGATGCAGCCATTCGGGGCTCCGTCGAGATGTTCGGCTGAATCGCCTTCGAGAGATATCTCGCCC